ATTAAACCTTTTATTGACATATCAGGAAATTCTTTAACTGCTTTTATTATTTCTTTTATACCATCTTGGGTATCATTCTTATTCGCCATTCTTATATTCATATTATATATCCTTTATTATTTAATCTTGTCCAAATTTAGGATTAAAGGTAGCCATAGCAGCCACAAATTCCATTGACCTATCACCATTAGTTGTGTGTTTAAATGAACTATCAGAAGTAAACCTACCATGTCTACCACCAATGATAGTTCCAAGTATATTTTTACATTCTAAAGTTACTTTTACTTTACCAAACTGTTGATTTTCTTGATCAACCGAATGAGAATAAATAACACCTTTCCATTTTAAATAAACATTTTCAACATTTACATGATAATAAACATTACTATTTTTTTCTTCTTCATCCAGCATCCATCCTTGGTATATCTCAACTATGCCTCCAATACCATTGTATGTTTTTAATACAGATAATGCTACTTCAGGTAAACCATTTAAACCGATAGTAATTTGATTAGTTTTAACATCTTTAGTTTCCTCTACTGAGGTCATTTCTAATACTCCTGCAGAAGGATACCATAATGTACCTGACGTATATTCTACCATTTTTTCAGACGTATTTAATCTTAAAGAATTAGCTTCATCGGAATCAGGTTGTATTTTTATTAATTGAACAGGATAACCCCCTGTTTCTTGCAATCTTTCTTCACCTGCTGGAATATTTCTAGCCATTATAAAACCTCCTTAAAACTAAACGTATCAAATTTATATAAATTTTCTGTTTCATTTAATGGTACAATTGTAACACTTGGATTACTTGTTAACATTAATTTCATATTAACATCTGGCCCCATAAGTACTCCTATCAAACTTGTATATAAAGTACCAGTATGAGTTACACCAAGGTCTGTTAGTAACCCAGTACTAGATGAACTTGCAGTATTAAGATGTTTAATAATACTATAAGTTAATGAGCTTGACCAACCGCTACTTCCATTGCCTGCGCCTGAGCCAACATTAGTAGCTATTGTTTCAACATCCATTGTAAAGTCAGCAGCACCGCCACCGCCTAATTGGCTATCAAGAATAGTAATTGTGTCTCCAATAACGTGGTCATGATTATCACCAACATCAGTAACAGTCACACTTGTAATAGCACCAGTACCATCAGTAACAATATTAAATGTACCAACATCACCAGATCCTGTACTTGTACCAGAAACATTAGTCCATGTGCTTGCAGGTCTTAAAGGATCCGCAGCAGAAAAGTTATTCATTGTTAAATGAGCACCTTCTTTATTTGTTTCTGTAGTTAATTCAGTATAAGGACCATTAATATTAACCCCAGTAATTTTCTTAGTATAAAAATCAACTGTAGCAGCATTACCCACAGGCGATATAAACTCACCAACATTATAAGTTTGAGTAGCATTAAGTATTGTAATAACTCCAGTGCTTACTACAGAATATGGGATGTCACCTGTTGGCGTATGTGGATTATACGCTGTAGCAATCGATGCTGTAGGCGTATACTCAGGGGTTAACACACCCACAAACACACCATACGTAATTGTCATTCCTCCTGAATGATCTACATTTGTTTCACCAAAATACTCAGAAAAACTACCACCACCAATTGCAGTTACAATATTTTCAGCTACAATTTTATGTGGGGAGTTAGTGTATACAATACTAGCTCTTAAATAATTATATATATCTTGTGCTGTTTGATATTCTTTAGGTATAATTATTTCAGCATCAGTACCATCTCTAAATTTAGCATAAGTATTATCAGAATTTTTAAATTTAATTTTACCTTCAACTGCAGGGTTAGTAATAGTAGATACTACAGTTTCATTAACAAATTCAAAAGTAGATTCAGTTTCCATTGGTATTATCCATGCTGCTCTAATGCCATTTTGGTTAAAATTAAATTGAATTTCACCACCAGAACTATTTGATCCTATACGTTGTGCTGAAATTAATATTTCTTTTACTTTAGTATTCATAGCATCTTGAGCAGTGCTTAAAGCAGTATAAGTCCCAGTAGCGCCAATATTAAGCTGGGCTGCTACATTATTAGGAGAATAATAGTTTGATCTAACATAATAAATAGCTGCTTGTCCGTCTGCATATAACCAAGGATCACCTTCTTCATCTCTAAATTCAATAACACCAGTTTGAGAACTTCCAGTTGTATTATAATTATATGTATATTTTACTGAAGAACTTAGATCAGATGTACCATTAACAAATTGATATTTTTGTGTTATACCTGAAGAAAGGCTATTACTTGCACCTACCCCAGAAGCAAACTGTGACGATAATCTAACTCTAACTTTACCAGAGTTTGTTGAATTAAAGTATACTCCAGTTTCACCAGCAGGTTTACTTATTTGGTATACCTTAGCATGATTATTAAATTGAAGAAAATCACCTACTTTAAATATTTTAGATATATTAGAAGCTAAATTACATAAAACTATTTCTCTATAAGTAATGTATTTATCCATTATTATTTTAATTTCTGTCTCTCCAGCTGCCATAGGTATAGCAGTTTTTTGCATAATATTATTACCATTATTGGCACTAACATTTACATTTAAAAAATGCATACCATCATCAATAGACATTAATTCTTGCTGAACTTCGCCGTGTTGCTCTTCACTTAACAAAGGTAGATCTGCTTTTATTGATATAACAGTTGGTCCTAGCCTTTGTGTTCTTGCGTATCCACCAGTTGTAATAGATCTAGCACTATTGCTATCTCTACTAACTGAAATGTTATTAGCATATTTAAAAATTGAACTTGTTGTCATATTAACCTCTACCTCTTAATCCCGCAGTATTTCTTCCAAAAGCTCTGTTAGCACCACCAACCTCAGCTGATGATTGTGAAATCACACCTTTAATTTGATCAATTGATCTTTGATCTACGTTACCACTTATATTTATATTAGTTATATTTGTATTACCTGATTCTTGACCAACCTTATTTCTAGGTATAACAACTTCACCAGGCGTTAGCATAGCAGGAACTCTATCAGTATATGGAGCACCACCAGGCACAATACCGCCATCAGCAAACCCTAATAAAGTTTTACCTATAGAAAATATAGCCCCCATTTTACTTGCACCACCACTCCCACTGCCACTGCCACTTCCTGAACTTCCACCACCAAAAAAATTAGACGCTGCTGAGGCTGTTGAAAGCTTAAGTTGTTTCCCTTTCTCGGCAGTAATTTGTTTTTCTTTATCTACTTTTTTACCAAGTAAAGTTACAAATAATAATTCTACGCCGTACTCAATAGATTTTTTAAGCATAGTTTCAGCTACCATTTGAAGTACATTTTTAAAACTGTCTTTAGTCATTTGTAGTATTGAATTACCCTCTCTTAATCCAGTTACCCAAGTATTACCAATTGTACCTGCAATAGCTTGAGATTCAATACCAACTGCAGATAATTGGTCTCTGTATTTTTTTATACCCTCTAGTCTTATATCTGCTTCCATTTTAAGCCACTCTTTCCCAAATGCAGCTGCATCAATTTCAGCTTTATTTTTATCTTTTAATATTTTTGCGGCTTCAACTGCAGCTTTAAGTTCTTGACTAGCAAGCTCTTGTGCTTTTTCAGCAGCTTCTTTTTCATAAGCCAATAGATCTGCATTTACAATGTCTGGAGAAACTTCTGGGTCTTGAATTTTATCAAAGTCACGTTGAAGCTTGTAAATTTCATCTCGTAACACTTCTATACCAGCAAGGTTAATATCTTTCTCACCTATGTTTAAAGAGTTTTTAAATTTTAAAAAGCCTATTTGCATATTCACTAAACCTTTATTAAAAAGTAACATTGGTCCTCTAGCCAGTTTTGTAAGCTGTTCTTCAAAAATTATAAACGCTAAATAAAGAGCTTCTGCAGCTATTAATACAACGCCCATTGGATTGGCTTTCATAGTTAAGTTTAAAGCAATAAATGCACGTCTTACTGTTTTTATTCTTCTTGCCCAAAGCAGAAATGCCATACCTACATTATTTACAAAACCAAAAATCTTTAAAGCTAAAAATAATTTAATACCTATTACAAGTTTATCAAAATTAGCAACAACAAATTTTATAAATTTACCTAAGTTTTTAAACCCTGTTGCAAGTGATTGACCTATTTGTACACCTAGTTCTTTTAATTTAGTATCATTCTTTTTAAAGTCACCAACTAAATCATTAAGTTGTTTAGTTAAGCCATCAAACAATGGTTTTGCA